TGCCTTTATTGACACTATACAAAAGCATTTGCCTGTCAGTCAAAAGGGACTTGGATTAAAAGTACATCATTCTAATTTATGTAGTGAAATTACTTTACCTACAAATGAAGACCGTACAGCAGTGTGCTGTCTTTCAAGTTTAAACTTAGAAAAGTTTGATGATTGGAGAGATAACAAACAATTCATACCAGACGTTGTAAGATTTTTAGATAACGTATTAACATTCTTTATTGAGAATGCTCCTGATGAATTAGAACGTGCTAAGTATTCTGCAATGAGAGAACGTAGTATTGGTTTAGGTACTATGGGTTTTCATTCATACTTACAACATAGAAATATTCCTTTTGCTAGTGTGTTAGCTAAGACTACTAACAAAGCTATCTTTAAACAAATTAAAGAAGAAGCAGAAAAAGAGTCAGAGTGGTTAGCAAAAGAAAGAGGTGAAGCCCCTGACATGGAAGGAACTGGAAAAAGGTTTGCACATATTTTAGCAATTGCACCTAACGCAAGTAGTAGTATTATATGTGGTGAGACTAGTCCTTCTATTGAGCCATTAAGAGCAAATGCTTTTACACAGAAAACAATGAGTGGCACACACTTTATTAAAAACAAACATTTACAAAAGCTATTACAGAAAAAAGGAATAGATAATGATGAAGTTTGGAAAAGCATTGTTGCTAACAGAGGTTCTGTATATCATTTAGATGAATTAACTGAGTGGGAGCAAGATGTCTTTGCTACTGCTATTGAAATTGACCAAAGATGGATAATTGATTTAGCTGCTGACAGACAAAAAGAAATTTGTCAGTCACAAAGTTTAAACATATTTGTTCCAGCAGATGTAAACATAAAAGAATTACATTTATTACATCTATCAGCTTGGAAAAAAGGAATCAAAACACTTTACTATTGTCGTTCAGAGGCAATTAGAAGAGCAGAAATATTATCAACAAAAATAGAAAGGGTAGTTAGACCAGATTCAGAAGAAGAATGTCTAGCTTGTCAAGCATAATGAAAAAATATAAATCTTTAGACGGACAAAAACAATCAGTGTTATGGACTGTTTATCATACAGTCTTAGCTGTAGAGTTAGCAATAATAATAGTGATAGAAGCCATCGAGTTATTTGATTCGTGGGGGTGGTTTGTATGAGTTTATTAAAAGAGAGAAGTTATTATAAACCATTCCAATACCCATGGGCTTTTGAAGCTTATGATATGCAACAGAAAATGCATTGGTTACCTAGTGAAGTATCTCTTGCAGAAGATGTGAGAGATTGGAATGAACGACTAACTAGTGAAGAAAAAAATTTAATAACACAGATATTAAAATTCTTTACTCAAGGTGATGTAGATATAGCACAAGCTTATCTAGATAATTATATTCCTAAATTTAAACCACCAGAAATAAGAATGATGTTATCTGCTATTGCTACAAGTGAAGCAAATCATGCACATAGTTATTCATTACTGAATGATACTATTGGTTTACCTGACAATGAGTACAAAGCTTTTCAAGAATATAAGGCTATGGCTGATAAACATGATTACTTGTTTAATAATAAAGGTGAGGGTGTAGAAGGATTGGCTAGAGAACTAGCTGTATTTTCTGCATTTGGTGAAGGCTTACAATTGTTTGCGTCTTTTATAATGCTGCTAAATTTTCAACGATTTGGTAAAATGAAAGGTATGTGTCAGATAGTTACATGGAGCATACGTGATGAAAGTCACCATGTAGAAAATATGATTAAACTTTTTCATTCTTTAATTGATGAAAATAAACATATTTGGAATGATGACTTTAAGAAAACTTTATATGATATTTGTAGAGACATGGTAATGTTAGAAGATAAGTTTATTGACTTAGCTTTTGAACAAGGTGGAGTAGAAGGCTTAGAACCAGACCAAGTTAAACAATATATAAGACACATTGCAGATAGAAGATTACTACAATTAGGTTTAAAACCTAACTTTGCAGTTAAAGATAACCCTCTACCTTGGCTTGATTGGATATTAAATGGAGTGGAACACACTAATTTCTTTGAGAACAGGGCCACAGAGTATGCAAAAGGTAGTATGACTGGTGATTTATGGGGGTAATTAGTACCCATATATGAAGGAAATTATATGGAAAACCCTTTAGAAGACATTCAATTACCCTACACTGTAGAAGATTTGGTTAAAACTTTAGATAAAGTTTATCCTAATCAAGCCCCTGACATCAAAGACGAAGACAGAGTTGTTTGGTTTAAAGCTGGTCAACGCAGTGTAGTCAATTGGTTAATTGAATTGAAGAAACGTAACGAAAACAATTTATTAGGAGACGGATAGTATGTGCATGGGAAGTAATAGACCAACACAATCAGTACGTCCTGACCCTCATTTAAAGTTTGTCGATGGAAATATTAAAGACCCAATAAATCCTGATGAAGTGGACAATGATTTATCAATAGATACTTCAAATAACAATAACAGTAATAACAATAACAATGACCCTAAATTAGAAAGTGGGTTATATATTCCGGGGCATAATACTCCCGGAAGTATTCATCATTATTAACTAAGGAGAAAAAGATATGTGTTTTGGAGGCGGAGGCGGACAGCAACAGCAAACTACTACTCAACCTGTTCAATCAGTAGCACAACCAGATGAAATGGCACCAGAAATAGAAATAGCTTCAGAAGATAATTTAGAAATAGCTAAGAAAAAAAAGAATAAAACTGGGACTATGAGTATGCAAACTGATTTAAACATTCCCGGCAGTACACCAACAGTATAGGAATTAAATGGCTGATGATATGATAAGCTACAACACTGTAGATACAGCAGAAAGCCGATATGACAGACTAACCGAAGATAGAGAACATTATCTTAACAGAGGTAGACAATGTTCTGAATTAACTATTCCAACATTAATACCAGAAAATTCTTTCACACCTTCTCAAGACTTTTATAGTCCTTTTCAATCAGTAGGTAGTAGAGGTGTTAACAACCTTGCTTCAAAATTACTGCTACTATTACTTCCCCCCAACCAACCATTTTTTAGATTAGCGATAGAAGGCAAAGCTAAACAACAAGTTGATGAACAACCACAGCTTAAAACTACTATTGAAAAATCATTAGCAAAAATTGAACGTGAAGTTATGTCAAAGATTGAAGCTCTTGCCTTACGTGTTCCAATATTTGAAGCTATAAAACAATTAATTGTTGGTGGAAATGTTTTATGTCACATACCAAAACAAGGCACAATGCGTGTCTTTCCTTTAAATCAATTTGTATGTAAGCGTGACGGTGAAGGAAATATTTTAGAAATAGTTGTAAAAGAAAGTATATCAATTTTATCTCTTGATGAAGATGTAAGACAATTAGTTTTGCAAAAGATGAGTAAAGAAGATTACAAATCTGAAACTAATTGTGATTTATATACACACGTTTATAAACTAAACGATAAGAAATTTTATGTATGTCAAGAAGTCCACGGTATAAAAATACCTTCTTCTATTGGTGAACACAATGCAGACCAATTACCTTGGTTAGCTTTAAGAATGATTAGAGTTGATGGTGAAGATTATGGACGTTCTTATGTAGAAGAATACATTGGTGATTTAAAATCATTAGAAGGTTTATCTCAAGCAATGGTAGAGTCTAGTGCTGCTAGTGCTAAAATGGTTTTCATGGTTAAACCAAATTCTACAACAAAGAAAAGAGACATAGCAGTATCACGTAACGGTGATATTATTACAGGAAACAAAGATGATGTTTCTGTATTACAAGCAGAAAAGTTTTACGATTTACAAACAGTAGACAAAGCTATTGGACGTTTAGAAGAAAGATTACAATATGCTTTCTTATTAAACACAGCAATACAAAGACAAGCTGAACGTGTCACTGCTCAAGAGATACGTTATATGGCTAACGAATTAGAAACTGCAATGGGTGGTATCTATTCTTTATTATCACAAGAATTACAATTACCATTAGTTCAGTTACTAATGATGAGAATGGGAAGTAAGAATGAAATTCCAAAACTTCCTAAAGGTTCTGTAAGACCTACAATCATCACTGGTGTTGAAGCATTAGGAAGAGGAAATGACTTACAGAAATTATCAGAGTTTGTTGGACAAGTAGCACAACTTGCACAGATATATCCTCAAGCTGTTAACTTATTAAACGTAGGTGACTTAGTTGAAAGATTAGCAACAGGACATGGAATTGAAACAGAAGGTTTAATTAAATCTCCTGAACAATTACAGCAAGAACAAATGCAACAACAACAAATGCAAATGCAACAACAGATGATGGACACAGCACAAGATGTTGCTCCAAAAGTTGCAGACAACGTAACAAAACCACAAGGATAGAATGGTAGAAAAAGTAGAAATAAATGAAGGTGTAACAACATCAGAAAAACCAGAAGAGATGACTCAATCGGAGAGACCAGAATGGTTACCTGAAAAATTTGGTACGCCTGAAGATATGGCTAAAGCTTATGGTGAGTTAGAAACTAAATTAGGTGAGCCTAAACTTAAAGAAGAAGCAAAAGAAGAACCTAAGAAAGCAGATGACTTATCAATAGATAAAGCTGAACAAGCTGTTGAAAGTGCTGGTCTTGATATGACTAACTTACAACAACAATATAACGAGAACGGACAGTTAGATGAAAGTTCTTATGAGTCCTTACAAAAGGCTGGTATTCCAAAAGATTACGTAGACGCTTTTATAAAAGGACAAGAAGCAATCGCTCAACAAACTTCTAATTCAATTAAGCAAGAAGTGGGTGGAGCAGAGGCATATAAAAGTATGACAGAATGGGCTAGTGACAATTTAACTGAAGCTGAACAAACTGCATATAATAAAGCTGTTAACAGTGGTGACATTGAACAAACTAGATTAGCTGTTCAAGGTCTTAATGCACGTTATAAATCTGCTGAAGGTAGTGACCCTAAATTACAAACAGGTCAAAACCCAAGTATGTCTAATGCGTCAGGTTATCGTTCATGGGCTGAAGTAACAGCAGCAATGAATGACACACGATATGCAAATGACTCAGCATATAGAAATGACGTACAAGCTAAATTAAAAGTTAGCAATTTATAGTCGCACTTCAAATAATTTGAGGTGACTGCCAAACATAATTAAGTCTAATGACTTGACCTCTTTGCGAAGGGACAATCTTGATTATGAAACTGAAAGATATGTAAGGCGATTTAACAATCTAAACTAAAGGAGATTATTATGACAGCAGCAACACCAGTATCGGTGGGCAAAGTCAACGCTTCTGGTAGTGAAGATGCCTTGTTTCTCAAAGTCTTTTCAGGCGAAGTTCTTACTGCGTTTGAAAGGTCTACAGTTACTAACGGTGCTGATATGGTACGTTCCATATCTTCTGGCAAGTCGGCAACATTTCCCGTTATGGGGAGAGTTGGTGCGAGTTACCACACACCGGGGGCAGAAATCACAGGAAGTGACGTAAACCACAACGAAAAGGTTATTACAATTAACGACCTTTTAATCTCAAGTGTATTTTTATCTAACCTAGAGGAAGCTAAAAATCATTGGGATGTAAGAAGTGCATACAGCACGGAAATTGGAAGAGCATTAGCATTCCAAAAAGACAAACACGTTCTACAAACTATTGGACAAGCAGCTCAAGGGTCAGCTAACGTAGGTGACTCAGGGTTCGCATCTGGTACTGTATTAACAAACACTTCAATCGCAAGTGCAACTGCGGCAACTGCTGCAAATGCAATGATTGATTCTTTGTTCGATGCAGCAAAACAACTAGACGCTAACTACGTTCCAAAAGAAGGTAGAAAAGCATTTATCAGACTTGAAGAATACTACAAAATGGCTAACGCTACAAATGCAGTCAACATTGACTACAGTGGTGGAGCAAACGGTGGTGTTAAAGAAGGTAAAGTAATGAAGGTTGCTGGAATTGAGTTAGTACCAACTGCTCACTTCGGTGACATCGCTGCTGACCTTTCTTCAAATACTGGAGTGCCGGGTGGTAGTGCTACTCAAGGTGGCTCTAACCCACAACAAGTTAACTTAGCAAATTATGTTTGTTTGGTTTCTCATCCATCAGCAGCAGGTACGGTGAAATTACTCGATTTGGCCTCTGAAATGGAATATGATTTGAGGAGACAAGGAACATTAATGGTAAGTAAGTACGCAATGGGTCATGGAGTTCTTCGACCTGAAGCGGCAGTAGGAATTAAAGAAGCTTAATCTTTAATTTTTATAATAAATAATTAATTGGGGGCTTTTGCCCCCTTTTAAAATTTTTTTTAGGCTCATATCTCAACGCACAGAGCGTTGTAGCAAGTGAGCAGTATGTTTATACCCCGGTAAAATAGGAAAATATGACAACACAGATTACACCTACAACTGAATTACAAGCGATAAACACCATGCTTAGTTTTATTGGTGAGGCGCCAGTCTCTAGTATAACAGGAAACATTGGTACTGACGTGGCTGTAGCTAAAAACATTTTAGATGAAACATCTATGAGTGTTCAATCTCAAGGTTGGTTTTTTAATAGAGAATTTGAAATTACAATGTCAAGAGACACAGACAACAAAGTACCTTTAGATTCTAACTGTGTGCAAGTCGAGGCATCACCACCTAATCAATATTTATATCAATACACTATTCGTAATGGATTTTTGTATGACCTAAAAAATAAAACAGATGTATTCACATACAACCCTCAAGTAGATAAAGTTTTAGTACAACAGTTTGAACATATCCCAGAGTATGCAAGACGTTATATTGTAGTCAAAGCATCAAGGAGATTTGCAGCTCGATACATTGGTGCAAGTGAATTAGTTAAACTTGCTAACTTAGATGAACAAGAGGCACACGTAGCATTTGAGGCGGCAGACTCTAGAGCAATGGACGCTAATATTCTTAAAGATGAATACAATATGAATTACATTACTAATCGTGGCAGTAAACGTTCTAGTAGGTCTTAGCTATGCCAGTAGTTTCGCAATCCATACCAAACCTTATTAATGGAATTAGCCAACAGAACCCAGTTCAACGTAACGTTTCACAAGCTGAGTCCCAAGTAAACTTTTCGTCTAACCTTGTTGACGGATTATCAAAAAGACCTTCCTCAGATTTTATAGCTAATATTCTTTCTAGCACAGCCTTCCCCAATAATGCCCACGTACACTGGATTAACAGAGATAGTTCAAATCAATACTTAGCAGTATTTTATAATCAAGGTGTTAAAGTATTTGATTTAGCTGGAAATGAAAAAACTGTCAGTACTCCTGATGGTGTTAGTTATCTTACTACAACAAACGCTTTAGAAGATTTACGATTTACAAATATTGCTGACTATACATTTGTTTCTAATAAACAAAAAACTATTGCAGAAAATACTTCAACAACAGCAGCTAAAGTAGAAGAGTTTTTAATTTATGTTAAAAGTTCACAATACGGTAGAGAGTATAAAGTTAAACTTACTCATGCAGATATAGGTTATCCTATTGAAGTGCGTTTTCAAATGCCAACTGGTAATGACGCAAGTACAGACGGTAAGTTTAGAGATACTGCAAAGATAGCTGACATACTTATGTATGGAACTTCAAGTGCAGATTGGGACGGTACTGCTGACGGTATAGGTTTTGAAACTGTTAGAACAGATACCGGGGCCCAGTTAAGCACTTCACAAGGATTAAAAAACTATTCAGGAATAACTGCTGAATTTACATTTGAATCTTATGGTAATACTTTGTATGCAAGTGTTCCTGACGGTAAAGATTATACAGTAGAAACTACAGATGGTTTTGGTAACCAAGCAATGTATGCAATTAAAGATACAATTTCTGATTTTGCAGACTTACCTTGGTATGGAAAAACTGGAGTTATTATTAAAATAACTGGTGATGAAGGTGACGCATTATCTGATTACTACGTAAAATTTGAAGGTAATGGTGTATGGAAAGAAACTGTTGGGCCGGGAGTTAAAGTAGGACTAGATTCTACAACAATGCCACACACTTTAATAAACAATAATGATGGTACATTTACTTTTAGTAAAGCTACATGGACTAATAGAGTAGCTGGAGACACGGACACAAACTCAGCACCAAGTTTTGTTGGTAAGAAAGTAAACAATTTAACTTTCTTTCAAAACAGATTAGGTATTATTGCTGACCAAAATTTAGTACTGTCTGAAAATGGACAATACTATAATTACTATGC